ACCTCCCTCCGGACATGAAAAGAGAGCCGCTGTTACACGACTCTCAAAAATAATTTAATAATATATTACGAGATAACTGCTATCTCCCGCAATAGATTTTTATAGCTCTGAATATAAACTCAGCAGTTCCTTCACCACCCATCTTATTGATATTATTGGTAAAATCACCCCCACCATCATACATCTTGCCAAGTCCAAAAAGCATTTCATTAGAGCACTTATAAAAATGATCAATAATAAAACTCTGTAGCTTTTTCACCTGCTCCTGCACTTCTACTGATGCCGGATTCATTTCCTTCATCCTTCCGAACTCTTCAAAAATCCTCATGAAGTTAGCCATCATCCTTTGCTCATCAGTCTTTGTTCGGTTTTTATCCTTTTCTTCAAATTCCTTAAACTCAGGTGTTTCTCCCCATTGTTCTTTCGCACGTTTAGCGTATTCATCAAGCTTACTTGCATCAAATGCAGTGAAATCCACATGTTTGGTTCCCCTAAGTTGCAAACCACGGCACATGCTTATTAGATTGTCTATGTGCTCTTTCTTTAATTCCAGAAGTTCTATTTGCTGCTGTAATGCTTTATTCTTGTCAAAACCGGAACTGGTGACGATATTTTTTATATCTTTAAGCGGAAATTCTAACTCGCGAAACAATAAAATCTGTTGTAATGTCTCTAATGCAGCATCATCATACAACCTATATCCAGCCTTTGTGTATTCTGTTGGCTTTAATAGTCCAATTTTGTCATAATACTGCAGGGTACGTATACTCACCCCAGTTAATTTGCTTACTTCATTCACTGTCAGCTTTTTCATTTCCAAAATTCCTCTACTTCATTCAAAATCTCAGTTGCCGGAAGTATCGTTGCCTTTTCTATAGGAACCCCTGTCTTTTCTAAATAGTACTTTATCAAATAATAGCCTGTAGCATATCCTGCACAATATGGAAGCCCAACTTCCGGAAAATGCTGTATCCTAGCCATTTCATCGCCATAAAGATATGATGTGATATTATCAAAACCAGTTACTTCGAGACCATCGTAGATAATTTCTTTTATAAGGGGCATTAGCTCCATGTCTGTCTTGGTGACCCATGGTCCAAGAAGTTCTTCACCAAAGACTGTTGTGGCGAAGTTCTCTGCTAATCCTTCACTCACAATCATCTCACCAAGATTTATATTATTAGTCCACTTAATGTACTGGTATCTGATATTATGATTAGTCTCATGTGTAAGGGCGGCTGGAAGTCTTTTGATGGTCTCTTTTGAAGGAACGAGCCATCCCATAATGTATCCAGGAATTCCTCCGTCCCCACAATATCCTTCGTTCATGATTGTATAAGCATTCTGTGGGTTTGCCAGAAGAATTGTGAAAAGATATTCTTGTACCTTTAGCTCTATTCCCTGATTTTTAAATCTGATAAGAGCTTCTTCTATGGCCCTATTGCAAGACTCCCACATCTCCTGATTCTCCAATTGCTCTATCTGCTCTGCAATGTCGCTGTCCACATCAGATGGTGCCATTATTCCTAATCTATTGTTAGCCATAATGATGTCATATCCACCCGGAAACTTTGGTTTCATTGGGATATGATAACATTCCCATTTCCCTTGGAAAGGCAACATCATATCATAGCGATAGATATCATCTTTTTTATCTGAACCAGCCAGCATTATCTTTTTATAGACATCTGGTGAATATACTCTGTTGACTTTCATCCTTACTTACCTCCTGAGCGATTTATTTAAGCTATAGTAAACTATAAACTATTACCTAACGTCAGAGTCAACAGCTATTCAATCCTTTTTCGTATCTTTTTTAAACAAAAAAATATAGAGATTGTTGCAACCTCTACATTTCATGCTCTGTACTATCTTCCGAGATAACGCTCTATCGTTCATCCCGGCAAACTTCGATTTGTCATCGTCTATAAAACTGCAAGATAAACTTACCAAGCAAAATGCCGCGCTACGAACTATATCGTCATAGCACGGCTCATATATTATACCACAGAATCGCCGATAAGTGTGTGAATTTTTTATCAGAACTCCTTCAGCGTAAAACTCACCTCCCACAAGCTCCCATAGCTTGTATCACTGACCAGCTTCACCTGATACCCGTCAATGTACATCTGCGTATCCACGATGTTCATGGTCTCCATGTCCAGGTATCCGACCGTAATGCTTGCCAGCTTCTTATAAGCCGAAAACTTATTCAGCCACCGTTTCGATACACGGAAGGTCACGCCGATCTGAACCACACCTTCTCTTACAACATCCCTCTGCGTGGTTCCTGCCTCTGTCACACCGCCGCTGTCTGCCTCCACATCCGATAAACTCACAGAATAAGAGGCAGGCATCGGGATATTCTCATTGTTAAAAACAAGATACTGCAAATGAGCCATCTTACCTGCCTCCACTTCTTAAATTCATTCTCTGCTGAGCCGTCACTACAATCTCATCGATCATGTCCCCGCCGATATAAACCGGAATCACGATATCCCCTGCAGCACCGCCGCCGGCCAGAGCCGTATTCAGCGCTGTATTGATACCGGAGATCAGATCACCTCTTGATGCAACCGATCCGGAATAACCGCCCTGAGCCGCCATCACCCTCGGAGTAATCGTCATATCCCCAGTAACACCTTGCATTGCCTGTTCGATCAAGCCACGGCTCTTCTCAATGCCCTTTGCCAGTCCGCCGATAAAGTCTGGCATCCAGCTTTCGTAATCCGTAAGCGGTCCTTCATCCGGCACGGAGAAATGCAGGAAGCTCTTGATCTTGTCAGCAACCGATGAAACAGCATCCCCGACCTTACCGATCATGGACTTGATACCGTTCACGATACCGCCAATAAAATCAGCGCCCCACTTGAATGCTTCCGACGCCAGGTTCTTTACGAAATTGATTGCCTTATCAAAGCCGCCCTTCACAGCGCCATAGATATTTCCGCAGACATTCTTGATGCCGTTCAGCATCGCATTGAACGCATTGGAAACAGCATTCTTAATGGCATTGGCCGCATTCGATACCGCCGACTTGATATTGTTCCAGGCAGTTGTAACAGCATTTTTGATTGCATTCACAATGGTTGTGATCGTATTCTTAATGCCGTTCCAGACCGTAGTTACCGCAGTCTTAATGGCATTAAGCACCGTAGTGATCGCGGTCTTAATCCCATTCCACGCCGTAGTCAGGAAGGTGGAAATCGCCGTCACCACAGTAGTAATAACCGACTTGATCCCGTTCCAGATTGTGGTGAAGAAGGTCTTAATCGCATTGAACACCGTAGTCACGGTATTCTTGATCGCATTCCATGCATTTGTCAGGAATGTACTGATCGCATTCACCACTGTTGTGAAGATATTCTTGATACCCTCCCAAAGCCCGGTAAAGAAATCTTTTATTGCATTCCAGACAGTAACAGCTGTTGTCTTGATTGCTTCCCATGCCGCCTTGAAAAATGCCTTCAGCGCTTCCCATACGACAATAGCAATTTCCTTGATGCCCTCCCACAGGTCGATCCAAAACTGTCTAAACTCTTCGCAGTTGTTCCAGAGATATATGAAAGCCGCCACCAGTGCCACGATAGCCGCTATGATCAACACATACGGATTTGCTGCGCATACCGCATTGAACGCCGCAAACACACCCTTTGCTGCATTGATGACTCCTGCAAGCTTCGGAATGATCGTCATAATTGTACCCACAGCAGAGATCACTTTTCCGACGATGATCAGCACCGGACCGATAGCCGCAGCCACCAGTGCAATGGTCACAATAACCTTCCTTGTACCTTCATCCATCGAATTGAGCCAGTCCACAAACTTCTGGATCCATCCCACGATCGTTCTAATCGCGGGCATCAGCAATTCTCCAAAAGAAATAGCCAGCTCCTGAAGCTGTGACTTCAGGATCGTCAGCTGACCGGCAAGGTTGTCATTCATGGTCTCAGCCATACCCGCCGCGCATCCGTCACAGTTTTCAATTGCAGATGACAGCTTATTGATATCACCTTCCCCAGCGTTCATCAAAGCCAGAAATCCTGACATCGCATTCTTTCCGACAAGTGACTCAGCTGCCTGTGCCTTCTCCGATTCTGTCAGACCCGAAAAAGCCGTCCGGCAATCAGCCAGAATATCGGATAAGTCCCTCATGGACCCATCCGCATTTGTCGTAGCAACCGTAACCTCTCCGATGGAAGAACCGCAGATCTTCACATCCCCGGACAGATTGTTCATGATGGTTCTTAAGGCAGTACCAGCCTGGGAACCCTTGATGCCGGCGTTTGCCATCAGACCGATCGCTTCCGCCGTATCCTCTGCCGAGAATCCCAAAGCGCCGGCAATCGGAGCGCAATACTTGAAGGTCTCGCCCATCATGCTGACGTTCGTATTGGCATTACTACTTGCCGCTGCAAGGATATCCGCAAAATGTCCTGAATCCTTTGCCGATAATCCGAATGCTGTAAGAGCATCCGTTACGATATCGGAAGTGGTCGCCAGATCCTCACCTGAAGCAGCCGCCAGATTCATCACGCCCTCTATACCGGAAAGCATATCCTCAGTCTTCCAGCCTGCCATCGCCATATAGTTCATGGCTTCAGCCGCCTCAGATGCGGAGAACTTTGTCTTGCTTCCCATCTCACGGGCTTTATCCCTCAGCGCATCCAAGTCTTTTCCTGTCGCACCGGATACCGCCGCAACCTTACTCATGGCAGTATCAAAATCAGCGGCAGTCTTCACCGCCGCTGTGCCAAGCCCAACTACACCTGCCGTAACCGGAAGAAGCTTTGTTCCGACATTGCTGATATTGTCACCAACCGTTTTCAGCTTCTCACCCTTTGCGGCGATGTTCTGAAGAGCTGTGCCGGAAGCCTTCGCCTGTTCCTCCAAGGACTTCAGCTTCTGTTCTGTCTCAACGATCTCACGCTGCAGGCCGTCATACTGATCCTGCGTGATCGTTCCATCCTTCAACGCCTGCTCTGCCTGCTCCGCTGCCGTCTTCAAGGTTTCAAGCTTTTCCTTGGTTTCCTTAACAGCATCTCCCAGAAGCCTGTGCTTCTGCGCCAGAAGTTCCGTGTTTCCCGGATCAAGTTTCAGGAGCTTATCGACATCACGTAGCTGGCTCTGTGTATTTCTGATCTCTGTATTTACGCCCTTCAGTGCTGTCTGTAGTTTAGTAGTATCTCCGCCGATCTCAACGGTGATACCCTGGATCCGTCCAGCCATCGCTCTGCCTCCTTCCTTTAGAATCGATCCATTTATCACAACCTGTAGGATATCCACACCTTTCGCAGAGTGCCCTTGTTTTCAGGGTTTTTGAAGACAATAGGTGTGGATATCCTTTTTACCTGATCGCACAACTATCAGAATGTGACAGGGTACCATTCCGACAACTTCTAATAAATCTGGCGTACTAATGTGATTTCATACCAAGATTTATCAAAAGTTGTCGGGAAAACAATATCAGGCCATGATAACAAGATCACAAATAGTGCTGATGATATCCACACCTTTTTACAGTAAAGCTGTTGATTCTTCTGGCTCTCTTAAAAAGGTAAAGATATCTCAGGGGTTGTGATAAATGGATAACTGGTAAGCGTTCCTGTTAAAGCAATCATGTCGTATTCTGAAATGAAAACAACCCGGTTAATTATATTAAAAGATGGTCGATATATTATTTAAAGAGGAAATTTCAAACGGAAAGAGG